GTTTGCACAGGAGGTCATCGAGGAATGCGCGGCATTTCCTTATGGTGACAATGACGATTTGGTTGACTCCATGACCCAAGCGGTCATGCGGTTTCGCCAAGGCGGCCTGCTTTCTCATCCAGAAGACTATAAGGATGAGCCAATTCAACACCAACGATATGAGTATTACTAATGGCATTATGGAAAGTAGCAGCACTAGAACTTGCAAAGATTGCACAGAAGGCAGATAACGTTGCCGACTTTATTAAACGGGGTGGAAAGTTTGTTCGCGATCACATTGGATATAAAAATCCTGGGTCACAGCGACTGACGAAAGAGATCTTGTTTGAGATGGGGGACAGGATTGATCGCTTAAAGATTTTGGGCCAAGAACTTACTAATGCGGATTATTTTTTCCGTCGTCTTCCTGATCCAGAAATTTTGAAAATGTTTAAAACTCGACCACCATTAAGAGTTGTAGAGACACCAGAAGATCTCATGAAAGGGGTCCAAAAAGAAGTGGGGTCTTTATCGAATTATGATGATGTTGCAGAGGCTTGGGCTTATAAAAACCGCCATCATATTAATTTGGACCATGAGAAATACCTCGAAAACGAAAATAAATTTATTAATACAATATTAGAGAAGGTGCATCTATTATCCAATGCCCAGTTTGAAAACTTACTTCAGCGTGTAAAAGTACTTAAACGCACTGGCAATAGTATGTCATCTACTGCCAAAGGTGATGAGCTCATTGACAATCCTGCTTTACATGATCTAGCAGTAAAAAATAGAGAGGCACGTTTAAGCTTTCATCCTAATGATGAGATTCATTCTATTAACAAGTTTATTGAAAATGTGGTTAATGATCCAGAAAGTTTTTACAAACTTTCCCCTCTTCTTGATCAACCCTTTGGTATTCCATCCGATTCATGGCTCGCCTTTCATAAGGGAGCAAAAGGAACAAAAGTTCCTGGGGAAGGTGACTGGGGGAAAGGACCAGGAAGATTTAGTGCAGCAGAAGAAATAGTGACGGAGGGAGGAAATCCTTTCATAGCCGAGGAAGGAATTAAAGGTCTCCAGAAAGAATTAGGAACCGAGATACGGTTACCCCATAGAAAAACTGGAATTGAAACTCTTGAACAAAAACAGGACAAGGCATTAAAGGACTTAATGGAAACAAAACCAAAAATGAATGGTGACTTTGCCCATGGTGGCGGCGTCGGAACTTTATTTGAGGAGAGAATATAATGGCTACATATTCAGAGTTATATGACCAATTAAAAAGCCCCGAGTTTAAAACTGCTTACGATAAAATTGCATCGAAGTCTGGATCAAGTATCTATGATCTTTTTGGTTATGGGGACCCACCTCCTTCTGACCCTCAACCTCCTGGGGTTGATATGGGAGGACCGGAAGGATATAGCACCTTACAAGAGGATCCATTAAGTGGGGGAGTTTATACAAAGAATGTTCTAAGAGACATGACGGATAATGAGCTTTATAGGGCTGCACTAGAAAAAGGTATCAACCCTCAAGGTGATGAAATTACAGTGGGTCCTCTAACCGGAACAGTTGGATATGATTATGATAAACTAAGAGGTATAAATAAAATTGCAGTGGGTCCTGAAACCGGAGAGGCATGGGACTGGAGAGATGACCCTGAAGAAACTCTTGTAGGTACACCGACGGGCGCCTCTTATCCTTCTCGTTTTGGTTTCCCGGGTCTAATAAAGATGGGTTATAATCTTTTGAGTATGAATCCATACACAAAAGCACTAAATTTTTTCAGGACGAAACAAGATGAACCTTACACTACTATTGAATGGTCTGCGCCGGAAGTTGCCGAGGTCATAACGGGTGATGGTTCGCAAGGGGATGGTAGCGAAAAGAAGAAACGAACAGCATTAACAAATCAACAGATAGAAGCTCTAAGGAAAACAGAAAAAGAAAAAGGACAATCTGCGCCAACAGGTACAGAGGGCAGAAATCCTTGGGGTAGAATGGATTCTGCCCAAGGTGGCCTCATGTCCTTAGCCCATGGTGGAAGGCCCGGTTTTCAAGATGGGACGCCATCACTTGGTGATTGGCTGAGTACGCCGTTTCTCTCTGAGGGGGAGAGTACGTTTGATAAAATGAAAAAGGCTGGATCAGATCTCATAAAAGCTAAAAACTTAGGGCAGTATCAAGATATATCTTCATCTTACACGCAACCAGTTACATATGAAGATAGTCCTGTCTTTCAGGCAGGTTTAGAAAACTGGGATGCTACCGGCCTAGGTTCACTATCTTCTAAGATAATTAATAAAATTGTTCCATCGACGCTGGCAATGGCTTCTCCTTTTGACAGTGGATTTCTTAAAGGTGGACTGAATGTTCCACCAAAAGAAGATGTTATTGCAGAATATTCACAATGGAACGAACCTGAAATGGCCCAAGCTTTAGGAGAACAAGCGTGGGCGAACGCTTTTGGTCATGAAGTAAGTCATTTAGGATGGCAATATAAACCAGACAGAGAGGAATGGGAAACAGAAAGCCGAGCGCCGGGCATTGGGAAAGATAAGGGAGAAGAACAATGGAATTATATGCATGATTTAATGTATGGACCACGATATGATGAAGAAACTTTCGGAAGACCTGGTGAAGATTATTTAACAACTAAAGGACTTATTAATAAAGGAGATTTAAGTTATACACCAGAAGCTTTTGATCTAATTGCCAAATCGAGATTAATTCCTGAACATAAAAGAGCCATTGGCTTTGGCATTAATCCTTTTGAAGATACCTCGAGGGGTTACTATCGGTCACCTTATCAGAAATCTATAGCGAAGTATGGAACGCAAGAAGGCCCACCAGGTACAAAGGGTGGTTCGACGACAAAAACTAATCTAGCCAATTTTGCTGCTCAAGCAAAAGCTTTAGAAAAAGCGAAAGACCCAAGAGGTGGAGGAGCGCAAGCTGGGGGTATTGGATCAACAGGTCATGGACGTGGTGGTCATCATTTTTCTTCAGGCGGAAGGCCCGGTTTTAAAGAAGGCACTGGCTTTAGTAGAGCTATGGAGATTGCACAAGACAAATTAAAAACTCGTGCGCTAGAAATCCTTCCATGGAGTGTGGGGATCCCTTTTAATGAATTATCAACAAAACACCAACAAGAAGTAATAGATTCTTTTTCACCAGGAGAATTACTGGGTAAAGCCCAAGGCGGCACCGTACAGCGCTATTTCGGTACAGGCGGTATTGCCAATTTGCAAAATCATGCCCTATAATAAATTTCAAGTCATAGAAAATATAAAGCATTATCTTCGTGATCAGCCCATCAAAGACCGACCAGGGTTTAAACCGGGTGGTATCGTAGAACCGGGGGTTACGCATTATGCGACAAAAACTTCAGGTACAGGCACAGGAATATCAGCGATTGATGACCCTACAGTTATAAAAAAAGCTGAAGATATTTTAACAAACCTAGTTGAAAGGAAAGATGGATATAACGTGTTAGATTGGAAGGGAGGTACAACTGGTAAATATAATGAAGAAGATTTACACAAGCTTTTAAATAAAAAAGGCTTCCCTATTAAAAATAGAGACACTTTAAATGAGATTATTAATAAGATCGCCAATAAAAACGGTTGGTTGAATGCAATTACGTATAAAACTACCCTGATAGTGAAGGAGTTCATGAATCAGTATGCTCGACATGGTCAGTTCACGGGGGAGGAAAAAGTTGCAGATAGTTTAATAAAATTTAGAAGTAAAGACCCTAATCATATTTATGAAACAATTAACAAGCTTTTTAAAAAATGGAAAGATGGAAAAATCAAAATTCCAGGGTATGTTGTTGACGAACTACCTGACGAAGTTAAACAAGCTCTTGATGATTGGTCTCCAGGGCTAAAGAGTATAAGATCTATTGATAAAACAAAGCAATTAAAATTTTTAGATAATTTAAATAATAAGAATCCTTCTTTAACATATGAGGAAGTTAAGGCTCTGTTTGAAAAACAATTTCCAGATGCCCGACCAAAAGCTTTTCAACATCGAATTGATCAACTTTACCAATTAAAAGTGGAGGGAAAAATTCCTTCAGGTACAAAAACAACATTAACGCATGACGTTAGTAAAGGGGACCGTTCTAATTGGCTAAAAGACGGCAAAACTAGAAACAAGGCTGGTAACTACAATAAAATTTTAATCGCTGCGGATCAATTGGACGCACAGGGTAATAGTAAATTAGCCACCCGATTTAGAAATGCTGCAATTAAGTATTTTAGCCCCAATACAGGAATTCTTTCTAAAATGGGAGGAGAGGCAGAACACTTGTGGACTAGGACGTATGGTGAGTTAGGACAATTAAAAATTGATAGCTTGGTACAAGGCGACTTAAATACTTTTAAGCAGCTCAATTTTAATGATCCTATTGAGAGACTAATCAAGGAATACCCAAATGCTTCTAAAGCACGCAAATTAGAAATTAAAAGCCTTATTAAGAATCGTCAGAGTTTTTTGAATGAGCTAACGGGAGGAATGACCAGAGGTATTGAATTTAAGTTTGACGAGAAAAAAATCACACCTAAAAATTTAACAAAACCTATTGATCTATTAACCCAGGAAGAATTAGCAAAATTAGGACCTCGAGGTGAAGCGTATAGAAAAGAATTAATACGGGTTGGAAAAGACTGGGGGCTCATAGACGAGGCAACAGGAAGAATTAGACCAAAAAAAATATTAGACGATGAGATTGCTAAGTTTATAAAACAAAATCCCGCTTTAGCTAAACAAGCGGCGATAGCCTTATCAAACGGCGCTCCTATTGAGAAAATTATGCAAACATCAGCAATGAAAAAAGCTTTACCTTTCCTTAAAGGAGAGGGTTATTTTGTTTTAGCGGAGGTATTGAATAATTGGAGTAAAGGTCAGTCATTCTACAAGGGTTTGGGTAAAGCAATTGAAGCGAGTACATGGAATCTTATTGATTTTGATACAGATGAAAAAGCAGTGCTAAACCATGCTATTGAAAAAGGTCTTCCTGAGAATGAGATCAAAGCGATGATGGATTGGCTCAACGTTAAAAAAGAAGAAAAGAGATTAACATCACTTAAAAAGAGATTAGCATTTAGTGAAAGATATGGATATGCTGAACAGGGCTCTGCGTTTGAGATTAGTGATGAGTTAAAATCTCAAATTAAAGATAGCGAACAAAATGTAGAAAAATTATATAATGAGTATTTTGCAGGTAAAAATCGTGATCCGGATATGGGTTTACTGACCCTACAAAATATGATGGAAAGTTTAACTGCTGAAGAATGGAACAAGACAGCTGGCACTTTGGGTCTTGATAGAGGATATCGAGAAATGATTGGAGCTAAAGGAGATGAAGGTGTAATTTGGGGCCCACTTATTGGAACAGGTTGGAGGGAACTTGGTGAAGCTTTCGGTGGAGAAGAAACAGATTCTTTTAAAGAATACACACCCCAAGAGTTAATGATAGAACATCCTGTGTACGGGTATAAGGAACAAATTAAAAGCATGGAAGAAGGAGGAAAAGATTTCTATGGTGTAGAGCGCGCACCCGCTTCTCCCATGGAAGATATAAGAACACATTTTAGCTATGCACTCCAACCATATGCAGGCGGAGGAATCACAACTCTTGATCCACTTAAACCATGGGCTCTTCCTCCTGAAGCAGGACCAGATCCTTATGGACAAAAGAGAAAAGAAGGTATAGTATCATTAACTTAAAATAGGCATATTATGGCTGAGATAGATAAAGCACTTCCCAATGTACGACAATCTGTAACGATTCCTCCTGAAGAGGAAACGATAGAGGTGACTGAAGAAAAGATTCAAGAACAAATGGATCCCGGTGTCGATGTTATTGAGGAAGAAGATGGCAGTGTAACGGTTGACTTTGAACCAGGAAAAGTTGCCCCACAAGACAGTGGTGAACATTTTGGAAACTTAGCAGAATTGTTACCAGACGACGTCCTTGGCCCTTTAGCCTCGGACCTTGTTGAACTCTACAAAGAAGATAATGAATCACGCTCCGAATGGATTAATACCTATAGGAAAGGCCTCGGGTTGTTAGGTTATAAATACGAAGAACGTACAGAACCGTTTCAAGGCGCATCGGGTGCAACGCATCCCGTGCTCGCAGAAGCCGTCACCCAATTTCAAGCACAAGCATACAAAGAACTCCTCCCCTCAGACGGACCGGTCCGTACACAAATTGTAGGAATGGCTGATCGTATGCGCGAGGACCAAGCGCAAAGGGTCAAGGACTTCATGAATTATGAAATCATGAACAAGATGGAAGAGTACGATCAAGAATTGGATCAGATGTTATTCTATCTACCCCTTGCAGGATCAACATTTAAAAAAGTGTATTACGATGAAATGCTCGGGCGTGCTGTTTCTAAATTTATACCGGCCGATGATTTAGTCGTGCCATATTATGCAACCTCTTTACAAGAATCAGAGCGGATAACGCACGTTGTCAAGATGACACACAATGAATTGAGAAAAGCACAAGTCAAGGGATTCTATAAAGACATCGACCTTCATGATCCAGCGATCATTGAAGATCAATTACAAAAAACAGAAGAAGAGATCTCAGGGGTTAAACGTGGGGCCAAAGAAGAGGTCTATAATATTTTAGAGATGCATGTGGATTTGGATTTAGAAGGCTTTGAAGATCAGGATCCGACAGGAGAACCGAGTGGTATTAAAGTGCCCTACATCGTAACCATCGAGGAATCACAAACAAAGATTTTAGCTATTCGCAGAAACTATAATCCAGACGATCCTCTTAAACATAAAATTAAATACTTTGTGCATTTTAAATTTCTCCCCGGTCTTGGATTCTATGGCCTTGGTCTCATTCATATGATTGGTGGCTTATCGCGTACAGCAACAAGTGCGTTAAGACAACTCTTGGATGCGGGAACATTATCGAATCTACCTGCTGGTTTTAAATCACGAGGAATCAGAATTAGAGATGATGCGGTTCCATTGCAACCTGGAGAATGGAGAGATGTCGATAGTCCAGGAGGAACGGTTAAAGAAGGATTCATGACGTTGCCTTACAAAGAACCAAGTCAAACTCTTTTTAATTTATTAGGCTATGTTGTTGATGCCGGTCAGCGTTTTGCAGGAATTGCAGATATGCAAGTGGGTGATGGCAATCAAGCAGCTGCTGTTGGAACCACAGTTGCATTATTAGAACGTGGCTCCCGTGTGATGTCTGCGATTCATAAACGCCTCTACTCGGGCATGAAGGAAGAATTTAATTTGCTTGCAAAAATTTTCAAACTTTATTTACCACCAGAATATCCGTACGATGTTGTTGGTGGAAATCGGATGATTAAAACACAAGACTTTGATGATCGTGTGGATATTGTACCGGTTGCCGATCCAAATATTTTCTCGATGTCACAGCGTGTGACATTGGCACAAACAGAATTGCAACTGGCACAAACTAATCCTGAAATGCATAATATGTACGAAGCCTATAGATCCATGTATCAAGCTATGGGAGTCAAGAATATTGATCAAATATTACCCCCTCCCCAACCTGATATGCCGTTAAATCCTGCCCAAGAACATATTAATGGATTGGCAGGAAAACCTTTCCAAGCCTATCGTGGTCAAGACCATCGGGCTCATATCACAGCACACTTGGCGTTTATGTCAACAAGCTTGGTTAAAAATAATCCTATGATTTTTGGAGAGCTCGAGAAAAATATTATGGAGCATATTTCTCTGATGGCTCAAGAACAAGTGGAAATAGAAATGATACAAGAGATTCAACAAATCCAACAACTCACACAACAAGTACAGATGATGCAGCAGAATCCACAAATGGCACAGCAGAATCCACAAGCACAGCAACAATTGGAGGTTATGCAAAATAAAGTGGAATCACGTATTGCAGTATTGATTGCAGAATTAACCGAAGAGTTCTTAAACGAAGAGAAGAA